GTAGGAGCAGAATTCAAGGCGGCAAGAAAGGTCATTCTTCGGCATCTGTCCGGCAATTCCGCATTCAGAAAGGTTGGTGATACTGATGCAGTTTCCGAGTAAGTCTTATCTGGAACAGCTGCGAAAAAAGTACCCTGTCGGAACAAAATTACAGCTGCTTTCTATGCGGAATGAAAAATATCCGGTTCTTCCCGGAACAGTCGGTGAGGTCACGCATATTGACGATGCGGGCAGCATTCATATGCGGTGGGGAAACGGTTCTTCCCTTGCTCTGATTCCCGAAATCGATAGTTTCCAGACCGTATCCGAGGCGAAAAAATAAGGCGAAACCTCCTCCATTGTACGGTATGTTACCATACAATCGCAAGGATTGCAAGGGTGTATTCTACACAATCTTTTGACCTCATTTTCTGTAGATTTAGCCGCTTGCTATCTCCTCCGTTTAGAGTTAATATGGTTACAACAAAAGGGAAAAAGCCCGAAACTACGGAGGAAAATCAAATGAACGCAAAAACCGAACAGCAGATTGCAAACCTGAAAACCCAGACGATTGGCGTGGAAATCGAGATGAACCACATCACCAGAAAGAACGCTGCAAAGCTCGCAGCCGACTTTTTCGGAACAGGACGCTACGAGGACACGGCACACCGAAACGGCTACTACACTTGGTCGGCATGGGATGCTGAGGGACGGGAGTGGAAATTTCAACGGGACGTCAGCATTGCCGGAGCGGACAGCGAAAAGTGCGAACTGGTCACACCGATTCTGAAATACGAGGACATTGAAACCTTGCAGGAACTGGTACGCCGATTGCGGAAAGCCGGAGCAATTTCCCACGCCGGAGTTGGTGCAGGCGTTCACATCCACATCGGAGCGAATGGGCACACACCGCAAACCCTGCGAAACCTCGCCAACCTTATGGCGAGCCATGAACGACTGATTGCAGATGCCCTGAAAATCGACCAAGGCAGAATGAACCGATATTGCAGAACGGTCAATCCCCAATTCATCGAACAGCTGAACCGAAAAAAGCCCACCAACATGGCACAGTTCGCAGACATCTGGTATTCGGCGAACGGTGCAAATTACGGCAGAAATCAGCACTACAACGACAGCCGATACCATATGCTGAACTTCCATGCCACCTTTACAAAGGGAACAATCGAATTCAGACTTTTCCAGTTTGACAAGCCTACAGCAGAAAAGAAAAACGGACTTCATGCCGGACAGCTGAAAAGCTACATTCAGCTTTGCCTTGCCCTTTCCGAAATGGCAAAGGGACTACGAACCGCCAGTCCGAAACCACAGCAAACGGAAAACCCGAAATTCGCCATGCGGACATGGCTGATTCGGTTGGGGCTGGTCGGCGAGGAGTTCTCCACAGCGAGAAATTTTCTTACCAAGAACCTTGACGGCGATGCCGCCTTCCGGTTCGGCAGATAAAGGGGCAGCCTTTTGCTACCAGCTACACCAGACCGCTTCGGCGGTCTTATGGTGGTGAAAGGGTATCCCTTTCAGAAAGGATTTGATTGCATGAAAAAGTTTTACCTTGCCTACGGCAGCAATTTGAACGTGAAACAGATGCAGTTCCGCTGCTCGGATGCCAGAATTGTAGGAACTGCGGAGATCCCAAATTACCAGCTGCTGTTCAAGGGCAGCAAGACCGGTTCCTATCTGACCATCGAACCCAAGCAGGGCTGTATCGTTCCGGCGGCAGTCTGGTCGGTGTCAGAACGAGATGAACTTGCCCTTGACCGCTATGAGGGGTATCCCCATTTCTACTACAAAACGGAACTGGAACTTCCTCTTGCAGAAACCGGAAAAAAGCTGACTGCCTTTGTGTATATCATGCACGAGGAATGGAAACTGGGCATTCCCACTTCTGCCTATATTCGCACCTGTGTGGACGGATACCGCCAGTTCGGCTTTGACCTGAAACACCTGCGGAAAGCCGTGGACATCAGCGAACGGGAGGTGTACCACCATGAAAACGGATAAGCCAGTTTCGGCAGTCTGCCCACTCTGCGGAAAACCCTACTCCGGTGTTCCGGCACTTTCCAGAACGGACAACCAAACGCCCATTTGCCCGGACTGCGGCATTCGGCAGGCACTGGAAAGCATCGGCGTTTCCACGGAGGAACAGGAGAAAATCCTGTCTGTAATGCACCGAAAGTTCCCCATGTAACCGCCCTGTTTGCCCTGTGCGGGCTTTCAGAGCACTTGCCGAAAAACTGCACAAAGTCAAAACCAGCCCCACACAGGCGAACTGTGCGGGGCTTGGTTGGTGGCTGCAATTTTCCGAGATGCCTTTTCCATTGTACTGTATTTTACCATAGAAAAGCAAGTTTATCCAGTGTCAGATCCACCAAATATACAGCGAAAATATCGCCTTATGTTCTGTACATTTAGCCGCTTGCTATACGCCGAAAGGTATGACCTGCAAATAAAAGTCAAGAGATAAAATGAAAGTTTCACAAAATTTTCACAAAAGAAAATATAGACATGACAATAAGACCGCCGAAGCGATCTGAAAAATGAAATGCAGTTATATCCGACCGGCAACCTTGACAGAACATTATAAAAATGCTGTGGGTGTCGTGCCGACGGTGAGGAACTCATGAATAGATGAAATTAGTCACCGTCGTGAAGAACACTGTAGCATTTTTATGATAACCTGTCAAGGTCAAGCGGCTACGCCGTGCCTGCCTTTTGCCTCTGGTTCAGAATCTATGAATAGATTTGCTGTGTTATGTAATTTGTTCCATCACTTTTTTTACCTTTGCATAATAAATACGCAGAAACTTCGCTGATCCTGCAGCCATGTAAGAGTAATAATTCTTTCCTTCAGAACGTTTTTTATCAAGAAATTGATAAACAGCATTATCTGGCTGATTTTGCATATGTGCCACCATCACCAGAAACAAAGTTCGTCGAAGATATGCAGAACCTTTCTTCGTCATCGGGTTCGATTTTGATTCATGGGTACCTGACTGATCCGATTCAGAATCATAACCGAAATATGCAGTGACCGCCCTTCGGTTTTGAAAACGGCGTACATCACCGACCTCTGCCATCATCTGAACGGCAAGTGTGCTGCCGAGACCATACATTTCGATTACTGTATCGTATTCAGGCAAAGTCTGTGCAATCGCGGTCATTTTTGTGCGGATATTCTGCATATGTTCAAGGAGTTGATTGACCATTTTCGCCTGTTCTTTTACCAGAAATCGCATTTTCTCATCATTCTGCACAGCACAAACACATTCCCTTGCAAACTGGTGAAGTTCTTCCGCCTTTGATTCACAGAACCGATACTTTGCCGTTTTACACCAGTTTTTGTATTTGAGGCGGAATTCATTCAGGCTGACTTTTGCGACCATATCTGCATGCGGAAAACGAACAAGAAAATCAATCCATTTTTCATGTCCATCACTGTTGCGTATGTGAGAAGTAAACATTTTATTGATCTCCGGAAACACAAGTTCTAAATAGCTGATCAGCAAATTCTTGTGCATCGTAAGTGTCTTTTCTGCCAGACTATACTGACGATTCAGGATTTTAAGTGCACTGCGTTCATCATTTTCTGGCGAATAATTGGGAAGCTGCACACGATAAGTCAGTGCATAGCGACAGATTTTTATCGCATCCTTTTTATCGGTTTTGGGTTTACGCAATGTATTATCGCCGAAATCACGAATTAATTTTGGGTTTACAACACTCACGCTGAGACCTTGTTCACAGAGAAAGTTGGCGATTGGTTTGTGATAGTTTCCGGTCGCTTCCATGACAACACAAACGTCATCTTTACATTCTTTGATAAGCTTTGCTAATTCTGACAATGCACATCTTGTGTGCGGTGCATCATACGGCTTTTTAAGGACTTCTCCAGTATCACTGAGCAGTGCAACTGTGCTTTTTCCTTTAGATACATCAATGCCTACTGCGGTCATTTCATTCTCCTATTCTTGCTTGTTTTTCTGCATTTCGGATGTCATACTTCACTTGCTACAAATTCAATCAGTTTGGTGACACGTACACACAGCCTCCTGCGGAACAACCTGCAAAAACCGAACGCTATAACAGAAGTATGGACGGCGGTCATAAGCTCGGGCTCATTTTCATGGCACTTGGTAATATACACCGTTCCGATACTTCTATTATAGCCTAAGCAACAAGTACGAGCAACCCCTCACTGGATGCGAGGTTTCACCCGCCTTATATATTGTAACTGGTAATATGGTTACAATGGTGCGCCAGTTCGGTGCATAAGATATAGTCGGGTGAAATTCTCGACCTGATAAAGCATAGCAAGCAGTCAGTACATAGCCTTGGAGTTGAAGCCGTGAGGTTAGATTTAAGCGTAGGCAATGGAGTATGAGAGCCGCAATGCGAAAGCGTGAAGCTATAGAGCCCCGTAATTTATGTTGTTAGCGGAAGTCGATGCAGTCATTGTTGCAGCAGACAGCATCAGCAGATTTGTTAGGCGAGAAACTGCTGATTCCACCGGGGTCCGAGGGCGTGGCGAGTATACAAGGTATCTTATGCATACCTGGGAGGTCTGACGGATTCCTAAGTTGAGGTAGGAAAATTGAAGTACATAAAGTGCGGAGAAAATCCGATGGTCTGTCAGAAGTCGGACTGTCTCATAATAACTGCGAAGTCTGTGAAAGCAGATGGAGTGAAGGGGACAGCAAATAATCGCTCTCAAAGAAGAAACATGTGTGACACAGGAGGTCAAATCAGATGGAAACGAACTCAATGAGAATAAGCAGCCAATCCAGACGATACGCAAAAGTGCAGAATCTGATGCACAATGTCAATGAACAAAATCTTATGGCACAGCATAGACATCAAAAGCTGCATAAAGCCCCCGGTATCGATAAGGTGGACAAACAGAGGTACGAAACCCATGTTAATGAAAATATTGGTAAACTAGTACAAGAAATGAAGAGGTTACAATACCGACCATTACCAGTACGCAGAGCCTATATCGACAAAGGCAATGGGAAAATGAGACCTTTGGGAATACCAGCTTATGAGGACAGACTTGTACAGGGAGCAATGGCAGATATACTGAATCAGGTATACGAGCCAAGATTCCTTGACTGTTCCATGGGATTCCGCCCGAATCGCAGTGCTCATGACACAGTAGCATACATCAATCAAGTGATAATGTGCCGAAAGGTTAATTATGTGCTGGAAGCAGACATCAGAGGATTCTTTGATAATGTAAATCATGACTGGATGATGAAGTTTCTCGCAAATGATATTGATGACAAAAATTTTCTGCGTTATGTAAAGCGGTTTCTGATTGCGGGAATCATGGAAGGAACAGAATATCATGAAAGTGATAAGGGGACACCGCAGGGTGGGCAAATATCCCCGATTCTGGCGAATGTGTATCTGCATTATGTGCTTGACTTGTGGGTAACCGCAGTAAAGAAGCATATTAGAGGACAAATTTATTATGTCAGATATGCAGATGACTTTATCATTATGTTCCAGTACTGGGACGATGCACAAAAAGTTATGACGGCATTAAAGCCAAGACTTGCAAAGTTTTCACTGGAACTTGCGGAGGAAAAGACGAGAATTTTCAAATTCGGAAGATTTGCAGAAAACAAAGAGGAGTTTGACTTTTTGGGATTTACATTCTTTAACACGCATACAGCGAAAGGAAAATATCGTGTCGGAATCCGTACCAGCAAGAAGAAATTGAAAGCGAAACGGCAAAAAGCAAAAGAGTGGTTGAAAACACGTCTCAACAAGAATGTGACTGAAACAATGAAGTTAATCAGAGTAAGTCTGTTAGGGCATTACAATTACTATGGCGTGAATGGAAATTATACGCAGATGCGAAAGTTCTATGAATATTTAAAATATGTCACGCACAAGATGCTGAATCGCAGAAGTGAACGAGCATATATGCGATGGGGAAAATTTAATAAGATTTGGGATTATCACATTCCAAAGCCTAAGATAACTAAGAACATCTGGAATTGGTCTGTAAAGATTGTTTGAAGAGCCGTATGCCTTAATAGGGCACGTACGGTTCTGTCGAGGGGCGGCGGCAGTAATGTCGTCCGTCTACTCTACGGAATGGAATCTCGATTACAAAACTGCCCCTTGAGGGCGTTAAAATAAATGATGCAGACTTGCTTTTGGCAGGTCTTTTTTGTTTGGAGGTGAGAACAATGGCAAGATTTAAACCGGCCCGTTTTATGGCGGAGGATTCCAAGTATAACAAAAAGGCGGCAGACTATGCTGTCTCTTTTATTGAATGCCTCAGCCACACCAAAGGCACATGGGCAGGAAAGAAATTCGAACTGCTGGACTGGCAGGAACAGATTATCCGTGATTTGTTCGGAATCTTGAAACCGAACGGCTATCGGCAATTTAATACAGCATATATTGAAATTCCGAAAAAAATGGCAAGAGTGAGCTTGCAGCTGCCGTCGCTCTGCTATTAACTTGTGGTGACGGAGAACAGCGAGCGGAGGTCTATGGTTGTGCCGCAGACCGACAGCAAGCCTCGATTGTTTTTGACGTTGCCGCAGATATGGTTCGTATGTGTCCGGCTTTGATGAAAAGAGTCCGGATACTTACTGCACAAAAAAGAATTGTATACACACCAACAAACAGCTTTTATCAGGTACTTTCCGCTGAAGCTTATTCCAAACATGGCTTCAACATCCATGGGGTCGTGTTCGATGAACTTCACACGCAGCCGAACCGAAAGCTCTTTGATGTTATGACCAAAGGCTCCGGCGATGCCAGAATGCAGCCTTTGTATTTCCTGATTACCACAGCCGGCACAGACACAAATTCAATCTGCTATGAAGTACACCAAAAGGCGAAAGACATTCTGGAAGGCAGAAAGCATGATCCGACTTTCTATCCGGTTATTTATGGTGCAGATGAATCCGAGGACTGGACTGACCCAAAGGTTTGGAAAAAAGCAAATCCAAGTCTGGATAAGACCATCGGCATGGATAAGGTGGTGGCGGCGTGTAATTCTGCAAAAGAGACTCCCGGCGAGGAAAATGCGTTTCGGCAGCTAAGACTCAATCAATGGGTAAAACAGGCTGTGCGTTGGATGCCGATGGAAAAGTGGGACAAATGCAAGGTTGCTTTTGATGAATCCGAACTCGAAGGAAGAATCTGCTACGGTGGACTTGACCTTTCCTCTACAACGGATATTACAGCTTTTGTTTTGGTATTTCCTCCAACAGATGAAGATGAACATTATTACATTTTGCCTTACTTCTGGCTGCCGGAAGAAACACTGCCACTCAGAGTAAGACGTGACCATGTTCCATATGATATTTGGGAACGTCAGGGATATCTGAAAACCACTGAGGGAAATGTGGTTCACTATGGTTTTATCGAAAATTTCATAGATGAACTGGGACAGAAGTTTCACATCAAAGAGATTGCTTTCGACCGTTGGGGTGCGGTGCAGATGTCACAGAATCTGGAGGGGCTTGGTTTTACGATGGTGCAGTTCGGGCAGGGTTACAAAGATATGTCACCGCCTACCAAGGAACTGATGAAACTGACTCTGGAACAGACCCTTGCCCACAACGGACACCCTGTTCTTCGGTGGATGATGGATAACATTTTCATCAGGCGTGACCCTGCCGGAAATATCAAGCCGGATAAAGAAAAATCCACAGAGAAGATTGACGGTGCGGTTGCCATGATCATGGCTCTTGACCGTGCAATCCGCTGTGGATGCGTTTCTGATGAGTCGGTTTATGATACGAGGGATATGCTGGTGTTATAGGTTTGATTATCTTTGCAAACTGGAATTTCTTGAATGGTCGGATATTCTCCATTATGTTTATCAGCATAATCATCAATCTGGAAGTTGGTAATATTCATATATGCAATTTGTGTGGAAATCTGTATTTCCTTATCTGTATAACTCATCTTCTCTAATCTCCTCCATTTTTTGATTAAATTCATCAATACTCATTTTCCAAATACCTTGCTCGGCACCTTGTGCCACTCGCTCATACTTTTCGTCCAGAAATCCAATTAGACTTGAATTACAAGAAAGGGAGGGATACTCGCTATAATATTCTTCTACAGTTTTCTCATCCTCCAGTAATATAAAATCAATCCTTAAATAATCAAGATTTGTATCAGAAACAATGCTTTGAATATAGGAATATAATTCCTCATTACTGTAACAATCTAAAAAATCAGAAGATAAATATAAAACAATTGTTGGATGAATGCTATATGCAGACATCTCATCATTGTATTCTTCAATTGTGATATTCGTATTCTTGATTTCTTTTTCTTTAAACGGAATGCTCGGAACATCTACATCAATGTAAAAATACAAATTGACATCGGCGAAGGTTTTTTCCACGATTTTCTTGTATTGGTCTCCAATGATCGATTGGATATAATCATCTTTTCCGCCACGTGTTTCAATCAGGCTATACACCTCAAACAATAAATCAGGATCATTTACTGGATATGCAATTGTTCGATGAGAATCCATGATAGTTTTCACTTCGAACTCTTCTCCATACTTTTCGTATAGCTGCTCTTTCGCAAATTTTGCTAAATCTTTACTGTCATAAATAACACAGCCTGTCAGCCAGATTGTATTTGTAAAAACAACAGCACATAAAGCTGCTATAGAAAAAAGATGATGAATGATGTTCTTTCTCACTCTTGCATTCTCACTTTCTGTAAAAATCACCGGAATTTTTGCGATGTAAATGGTTAATGCCCATCACATCAGCTGTATAGCATTTCATATTTTACTTTAGTATAAATGAGCATTTCCAGCGACTTGCACAAAAATATGTCATAATTTCACATGATAATCCCGTTTTTAATTGCAGAGAGAGCATAAATGGTTGGGAATTGTTGTGCAAAATGACGGTGCATGCTCATTTATAGTTATTGATAAATATTTTCATACTCATCAATTTCCATACAAATATTATCTTCTGCAATTTCATGCTCATAGACGATATATATATCATTAACTTTTTGAACAGCATATGAATACCAATAATACTTATTTCCTTTTAGTATTCTTTTACGTATTCCAATCTGCTTACCTTTTTCAAGTTTGAGATAGTTTGCATTCATCTTGTACTTTCACCACCATACCCCAGATATTAGAATTTACCAAATTAACAAAGCACGATTTATAGAGTTTCTACCCTACATTCTGTTTAGTTTAGTATATTATACCACACCCCAACCCTCAAAGTCAAGAAAGGAGTGATTCTTATGGGTATTTTTACAGGACTATTCAAGTCCAGAGATAAGCCGACCAACAGCTATGATTCGCCGTCCTACACATATTTCTTTGGACGAGCCAACAGCGGTAAACGTGTCACCGACAGAACAGCCTTA